TCAAGTTTAGAATCAGATACAGCAGCAAGAACACCAGTGTCAATCTTACCAATGGAAGAATAACGTTGGAGTTCATTGAGAGTGCGACGGAAGTCTGGGAAATACTTTTGGACTAACGCCGCCAGAACGCGAGGTTCTGCAGCAACTTTGTTTTCTTCAAGGATTGACTGGATACGCTTGAAAAATACTGCTGCGAGTTGTTGCTTGTCTTTTCCTGTGATGGAGAAGTCGATAACTGAGCAACGAGAATGGAGGGGGGCAATGATTTTGTTTTTGTAGTTGCAGGTAAAGATAAACCTACAGTTACCAGCAAATTCCTCAATAGTCGCCCGTAGGAGGAGTTGTACGTCTGGAGTTGTGTTGTCTGCCTCATCAATGATGATGACTTTGTGTTTAGCAGTTGACGAAAGCGAGACGGTCGAAGCGAAGTTTTTCGCATTACTTCTGACAGTATCGAGGAATCGACCTTCGTCGGATCCATTGATGACATAATAGTCTGCTCCAAGTTGTTCACATAGTGCCTTTGCAACTGTGGTCTTACCAATACCAGGAGGACCAGAGAGGAGAAGGTTGGGAATTTCACCCAGTTCGACGAACTTATTTAGAACGTCTTTGATATTCTCTGGGAGAATACAGTCATCGATTTTGCGAGGACGATATTGCTCACACCACAGAAAACCATTCATAATGAAATTTGCTCAGTTGATTTGGAAATGTTGAAGGAGAAAATGATCTTATCTTGATACCCACGGTGGGGTAATGACTGATGGATCAACGAGGAAGGGAAGAAAATTATATCACCTTCCCTACAATCTGGCACTACTGCTTTGACTTGACCTGTCCAAGGATTTGGAAACGGTGAGAAGAATGATGTTGGACTGTCATAGGAATCCAACTGTGCGTAGAATACAGCAGAAAATCCAAGTGCTCCGTGATTGTGTGCTGGATGACAAGCAGTTTTAGAATACCTTTGACACCAAGCATTACTAACATATGAACCAGGATTCATTTGCTGAAACATTGACATTGGTTCAGAAATAATATCCATCAACTTGTCAAAGTAGTTAGGTACAATACCAGCGTTGTAGAACTTGAAATAGTCGGTGTAACCACCGACCATTCCCTCTTCACGATAACACTCTTCGCTGCCCCAATCAATTGTTTTGAGAAAACTGTCCTTTACGTTATGCCATTGACGTACTGTAGAAACGTAGATGGGACATTCAAAGAGGTCTAGTGCAATCATTTTGAATCAGGTTCCAAAGCGATGTAGTATTCAAGGTTGTTGCTTTCAGAAACAAAATGACTCACTTTGTTCTTTGCAACGCTAACGGTGTAATCACCAGGAAGAATCCGAATGTTCTCAACCTTGAAGCAGTAACAAAATTCTTGATCTTCGTCATCAAGTTTGCCAACTGGAACAGAATAAGTGTTGGAAGTTTCGTTCTTCTTATCACAAACCATCAAGTTGATGTTACCGTTGCCGCTGTAAAGGCAGAGATCAGGAACTTGATACACACTAGCGGCACGTAGAAGGTCCTGCAAGGTGTCTGTTTTCAGATTGAAGACCACATCAGTCTGCGGCATTTCAATGTCCTTCTGAGGCGGTTTAGTGATTATCTCAGGATCACAATAGTAGAATGAGGTGGTTGCCTTACTCGTTTCATCTCGGATCTCAAGTTTCTTATCGCTGTCGAAGCTGAACATCGGATTCTCAAAGAGTGAGAGACCAGCGAGGAAAACACCGAGATCATAAATGGCGACCTCCTGAGGGATGTCTTCAGCAATCTCGACAGAAGCAAAAATGTTGCGGTTGACAGACATTGTACGCAACTTGTTACCAGGAGAGATAACGATAGACTTGTTGATCGTAGCGAAGTTCTTAAGAATATTTTGAGTTTTTTTGGATAGTTTGACAATGCTCATTGAGAATACTGTTCGGTCGTGGTGGACTTGTCGGAGAAGTGAAGGAGAAGCATAGCATAATGGATAATCTTAATGATGTCCCGTCTTGCCGATCCTTTCTTATCATACCGAGAGGCATATTTAAGAATGTTGCAACGGCAGAATGCTTCTGCGTCACCAACAGACTCAATCAAATCGAGGGTCTGAATCCTGTCGTTACCAGCAGAGTAATGACCAGCATAAGTATGGGTCACATAGTCGCGGATCTCTTGAAGGATCTTTTCCTCGTCATACTTAAATGGCATAACCGTATTGTTCCCGAAGAATTTTTTTGTATGGTAGATCTTGTTCACGAAGTTCGCTAACAAGTTTGAGTTTGTTGTGGAGAGAAGTATCTCCACCAAGTTTGAGAGCAGCAATGATTGTGCCCAGTTCGTGATCGTTGATTGGTAGTTCCATACGGTTCTTATAGTACAACTAAGTGTTTATTTTGTCAATTGATTTCGTGCAGGGGGTCGCGACCAAAGTCGGCATCAATTTTGTCATACAATTCAAGGAATGCTTGCTTGGTTTCATCATCAAAGCGATTGATGCTGAACTTGATTGCATCTTCCTTAGAACCAAAGATCTGATATGCCTTGGCAACGTGAACAAGACGACGAGTGGAAATGATCTCATCGATACCACCATCAGCAAAGGTCTTGCGAATGATGCTTGCCCAGTCAGCAAGACGAGCACAGAACTGTTCGTCAGCGCACACCTTGCTCAGGATCTTAATCTCAGTTGTGGTAGTTGGGTAATCCTGCTCAAGCGTAATAGCAAAACGCTCAAGGAATGCTTCGTTCAGTACGTTGGTACCAACGAAACGACCATCGTCAGAACCTTTGCCCTTAGTGTTTGCAGTAGCAACCACAGTGAAACCAGGAGCAGGTTGAACATACCGTCCAATCTTCTTAAGGAACACACCTTTACCTTCCAGCACAGACTGTAGGCAAAGGATTTTGTTGGAAGCAAGGTCAACTTCATCTAGAAGCAACACTGCTCCCCGTGCCAGAGCTTCGACGACGGGTCCATTGTGCCAGACAGTTTCGCCATTAACAAGACGAAACCCACCAATAAGATCATCTTCGTCAGTCTCAATGGTGATGTTCACACGAATCAACTCCCTATTTAGGGCAGCACACGCTTGTTCAACACCAAAGGTTTTACCGTTTCCAGACAGACCTTGGATGTAAGTGGGATAAAAGATACCAGATTTGATGATCTTTTTAATGTTATTGAAGTTCCCGAACGGGACGAAATTGGGATCTTTTTCAGGAATCAGAACCGTTTGTTCCTGAGCGGGAACAACAGAAGGCGCCTCATAAGCACGTTCAATGTCTTGAACGGTCAGATTCCACTTACCACGACCAGACTTATATTGATCAAGACGATTCTTGATCGTAGGCAGAGAAACATCAAAGAAATCAGCAGCAGCAAGAAGGTTGGTGGTATTAACTTCGGGACCGAATACTTCGGTAAGATATTCAACCAGTTCGTCAGTAGTCACAGGAGCAGGAGCGAAAGGCATTGTTGGTTTGTTTGGTATGTACTCATTATAGGGGTGGTTCCACTCCAGATTGGGGTGGGGTGGACAGTTTAGGCAACTGTCCTCGCGAAACTGGTCATCATCTTTTTGTTGTTGGACTTGGCACGATACATTTTCTTAAAAGCAGTTCGGATCTGTGCAGTGGTTGCTTCAGTGTCAAGTTCCTCCAGATTATTGGTTTCTTCCATCACATTTGTTGGGAGAACCCACAAACGATCATATGGAGAATCAACAATTTCATAGAAACGATCTTTACGAAATTTGGAAACAGCAAGTTCAAAGTCTTTACCAATATAATTCATAATAGAAATATTGCGGAAGTAGTACCGTACATCACGTGATCCAACAATACGAAATCCAAGGACAGAAACTTGAGGGAAGTTGTCTTTAAGATTCTCAAGGAAAACGTTTACTTGTTCGATAGGGTTCTCATACTTCTGATAAATTTTCCCCCGTTTTCGATCACGAAGTTGGCAACGGCGACCAAAGGATGTCACATAAATCTTGTTACCGAAGAGTGGTGTGCGTTGTGCATAAACTTGAGTAGGACCAGACTCACCATCAGTGAGAATGGAAAGAGAAACTTTTTGCACTTTGTTCTTACGAATGAAGTCTGGAAGAACGGACTGCATAGCAGCAATCGCATCCAGAAGAGGAGTTCCACCCAGACTCATACCAGTGGAACAGGGGAACCGATACATTGACCCCCAGGTGCCAGGGTAGTGTCCAACAGAACCAGCGTTGCGCCATAGACCGAGAGCAAGTTCATTGAATGTTTTTGTATTACATTCTGAAGTGAGAACTTCCATCAAGGAAAACCCGTAAGTAAATGCAATGTTACCAGGGACTGCACGTGCATCCTGATCACGTTCTTCATTAAATGCACCCCAACTGTGACCAAAGGTAAAGACTCGGAAGGGGATATTAGTCTTACGGCAGAACCAGCACAGTTGCAATAATTGCTTCACCGTATCAATGATATTGCCAGACATAGATCCAGACCAGTCCAGAAGAAACACCATACCGTGATTCTTACCTTCAGGAAGAACTGTCACACGCTTAAACAAATCCTCATTGAACTTGTATGTGTGAAGTTTTCCTGTATCAAGAACACCAGTACGAGCAGATCCAGAGCGAGAGTATGAATCTGCTGCCTTGCGACATTCAAATTCCTTTACCAGATACGCAACTTCCTTCTTGGATTTGTCAAAGAACTCCTTGAAATCTACAGCACTCTTTTCCAAAGAATACTTTTGGTAGTCTGGAGTATCATCATTGATCACAAACTCACGGCGAATCGATTCCAATATCTGTTTATGAGAAATGACCAGTTCGTCAATAGGCAAAGTAGGAACTTCAACATATTCGGTGTCATAGAAATTCTCCACCAAAGATTTGAAGTGCTCCTGCAATGCGGTGTCGGTAGTTGCTTCTAGTTCATTATCCAAACCGCCAGTGACAGTTTCATTACTTTCATTACCAGATTCCTCATCATCACCTTCACCAGTAGGTTGACCACTATCATCAACTTCATCAGAAGGTTCTGCACTGGTGTTACCACTCTGAACCTCACTTCCCCCAGGTGCTTCGCTAGTTTCTCGATTAGATCCAATATTCTCCCGATTTTTTTCGAGTTGCTCCTTCATAAAAGCAAAGATTTTTTCTGCAACTGCAACTGCTTCGATAAAGGTTTCGGTAGAAGCAACCTCTTCCACAAACTGCTTCTCATCATCCTTAAAAGGAATCTCCGTGAAATTCCCAACCTTGAAGTGTAGATTGATACGATCAATCAAATTCAGTTTATTCAAGTCTCCTTTAGTATTAAAGAAATCATCCCCATCCAGTTCTTGATAACCGCGATAGAAGGTCTTGGGAAGACCAGCATAGCGGCGCTTCATCAGTTTCTCAACACGAGCATCTTCAGTCACATTGACATATGACTGAGGGCATTGAAAGTTATCCCAGTCGGAAGGCGTGTACAAGGCGTGACCAACCTCGTGGGACACCAGCAGGTCATACACTTGCTCCGATGCCTTTTCCCAGATAGGAAGGGTCAGAACACGACGCTGGACATCAAAGGATGCAGTCTCACAACTACGGTGCTCAATAATCAGATCTTCAGTAGCGAGCAGTTTGGCGAGTGTGCCCTTGACTCCAGTATTGACAGTCATAACCCCGTTGCGTTGATACACATACTATAAAACCCCCGACGGTGATCGGAGGTCTTGGGTAGACGGTTTAGCAACTGGTTACGACGTGCCTTTGCTTGTCTGAGTGCTTGCGGTTTAAGTTTTCGTTTCTGTTCCTTTTTGGAATGGTGTTGCCAGTTTGGAGTGTTCATCTCGCATTGAAAGCAATGGAAATTCTAGGGGTATTTATTCTGGACTTGACAGTTTTGTGTTCTAACCAAGACGGAAAAAGAATTAGTGTGTTTGGGGTTGCTGGAAAATGCCTTGCCGATTCGGTACCCCACATATCCATTTTAGAGAATGGATTTGGATTATTGAAGACAATCCCACCGTGATTATTCACATCTGTTTCGTGATAATAGATTCCAGAAACAGTTGAGTGTGCGTGAGTGTGTGCAATTTGAAATGCATCACCAGTTGAAATGTTAATCCAAGACTGATGTATTTCCAAACCAGGATGAGTGTAATCTAGGCAACTATAAATCCAATCAATGAAGGTTTGAAGTTCATCTTCATACTTACGAAATAACTGCAACCTATTCATACCAGAATGTGATCCCGTGATTATTTCTGCTTTAGCACCAGTTGAAATGTGGGACAGAATATCTGGATCATCTTGGGGGATAGAACTTATTTCTGTGCCGATTACAGTATTGGAATTATAAAATGCTGAGATCCTTGTGGGGAATAAATCTGCGTGTGTTACCTGGTGATTTGTCCTGGTTTCGGTAAATTTGGAAATCTTTGTTCTCGGACGTTTGAAGGAACCGACATCATAAAACTGATTGACCATCTTTCGTTCTCCGTTTCATTCATACGAACTTCGTGATCTTGGTAACCTGGCCAGAAATATAGATCTTGTTCTCTAGGAACCTGGCAATGAGTAAATGGCCAATATGGTTTGATCCTATTCAGCGTTTCTACTTCGGGTGCAGGATGATAGAGAAACAGATCGCCTGAGTTACCAACAGGAACATCCAGATAATAGGTACCTGCAACATCTGCTTCTGCGTGATTATGACGCATTTGGAAACCACCGTTAGGATTGATGTTAACCCAACAGTGTGTAACTTCAAGTTCTGGATCAAATAATTCTTGTTTATATAAAAGGAACTCCTCAAAAAATGGATATTCTTTGTGGAGTTCCCAGTTGGTATGTACGCTTGACCACCCAGTGCCATAGAAGCGATTGCGGTCGCAACAGAATTCTTCACGGCGAGATTGGATTTGTTCCTTAAACTCATCGTGCTGAGGTAGTTCCCCATTGCTAACGTAAAATGGAATGTCAAACATAGTATACTCGGAGCATCAGATTCCGATGGAGAATAGCGGACTCGAACCGCTGACATCCTGCTTGCAAAGCAGGCGCTCTACCAACTGAGCTAATTCCCCGTGTGCCGTGTGATTGTGAGACTAAATCAGATTGGTTTGATAGATGCCCCACTGGATTCTATCATAAAATCTGAACCACGGCAATGTCATCTGTCTAGGAATCGAACCTAGTTTCCAACTCCCTTGTCGGGGTGTCCTTACCAATAGACTACCAGATGTTGATGGAGTAATCGTAATATACCTCAAGGATATAACAGAGGATTACCCTCAAGCCCACGGTCGGACTTGAACCGACGACCTACGGTTTACAAAACCGTTGCTCTATCCAGCTGAGCTACGGAGGCATACGGGATAGATGGGACTTGAACCCACGGCACCCTGCGTGACAGGCAGGTACTCTAACCAACTGAGCTACTACCCCTAGTCCATACGAGACTTGGAGAAACCGTTTACCTTTTCAAAGGTAATAGTTCTGTCAAACTTGTCAACTAGAACTTCACCTTTATGTGAAATGATAAACAGGTTGGTTTCTTCTCCAAGAGTCTTTAGAATTTTAAGCAACTCGTCAGTTGCTTGAGTATCTAGGCTGGAATCAAAAACTTCATCAAGAATCAAAAGATTAGTAGTGACGGAGTTTTTAATTTTCGCGACGTGTCTCCAAGTAAACAAAAGGGAGAGATCAATTTTTTGCTTCTCTCCTTCAGAAAAGGAAGCATATGAGAACGTGTCGCGATGCCTAGATTTTATCACTTCATTGAACTCTTCGTCAAGGGTAAAGTTGACAAAGGTATCCATATCGGCAAGGTACTTGTTAATTCGTTGATTGATGATGGGAATATACTTAGAAATAATCTTAGATTTAATCCCACCATCTTTCAATAACCCCGCCACCAATTTAAGATCGGATGATTCCTTAGAGACATTTGAGCAAGCAAATTCCTTTTCAGTAAATTTGGTTTGCAATGCATTAAGAATTTCCTTTTCGCTGTTGATGTCTGGTTGATCACTCAATTCACGAACTTCACTAATGATGTCAGTATTCTGCCTCATTAGACGTTGCTCTTCGGTAAAGAGCCTTTTCAGTTCAAACTGATACTCAGTGACGGTTTCAGTTTCTTTCTTGAGTTTATTAACCATATCCTGAGCAGTTGAAATCTCAGAATCTAGTTTTGAAGTTGCTTCAACCAGTTCAGTCATCTTGGTATTCAAGATACCGAGTTTAGCAGTACGAAACTGTTCCTCAATATCTTGACTACACACTGGGCAAGAAGTGTTGTCGTTAAAGAAAGCAAGATCTTTAGAGATCTTATCATTTCGCACGTCCAGTTTTGTCCGTACACTAGTATACTTCTTGAGTGTATCCTCACTCTTCTCAAGTGCGAGGGAAGAAGATTCCATTCGTTTCAATTCAGATTCGATTTTGGAGAGTTCTTCTTTAATACCAAGCATCCGATCTTCGTTCACAACAAACTTTGCTTGCAGTGCATCAATACGTTCTTGGTTTACACCAGTAAGTTTATTGATGGTATTTTGCTGGGCAGAAATTGCTTGTTGTGCAAGTTCCAGTTGATGTTTGCAATTCCTCAGAGATTCATTGTTATCTTTGATCCTCTCTTTGAGGAGCGTATTCATATGCGAAAAGATTTGAATATCCAGTAGATCTTCGATAACTTCTCGTCTATGAGCAGCAGGCAATTGCATAAAAGGAACAAAAGTGCTACTGCCAAGAATAACAACCTGAGTGAAAGACTTGTAGTTAAGTTTAAGTATGCTTTGCTCAAGATACTTTTGATAGTCTCTATTTGCAGCATCTTGATCAATGAGTTGTCCGTTTCTATGGATCTCAAAGACATTTGGTTTAACACCTCTTGTTACTTGATATTCAATTCCGCCAATTCTAAATTCAATCTCAACAACACACTCACGCTCATTAACAGTGTTAACAAGTTGAGGTTTGTTGATTTTACGAAAAGGTTTATTGAATAGGCAAAAACATAGTGCGTCCAACATAGTGGACTTACCAGCACCGTTAGATCCCACGATTAACGTGGATGGAGATTGATTCAGTTGAATTTCGGTGAACTGGTTTCCAGTGGAAAGAAAGTTCTTCCAACGAATCTTCTCAAATACAATCATAACGGTGGTACTACAACATCATCTGGTTGAATAACCACATAGTCATAATGATGCAGTTGACAATTGTGAACAACAACATCGAGATCGACTTCTGTGATCTCAAGAGTGCGCTTATAATCAAGCGCCTCAAGCATCATATTATAACGTTCTGCGTCGTCTTTGTCAACAAAAATCTGAACTGTTTTTGATGCAGTTTGGTCATTGTTGACAGCATATACGCCGCCACTAGCAGAGTCTAAAAGAATGTACATTAGAGATCTAGTGCTTCGACATAGAGAGATTTAAGAATTGACGTGACATTTTTCTTGTCAATGCTTTCTTCTAAACTCTCTACATACGATTCAAGAACCGTCATAGTATCTTCCATTTTAACAGACTCATCAACATCATCCAATTCAAGAGTTACATCCTCAATAATTTTGAGATCAGCAACATTTGAATTATGGAGTGCTTTAACATATCGATCAAACCAAACTTGATTTTCTCGATTCTG